TAGCGTCTGTTATAATTTTAATATCACCTGTACCTTTAATTTTATTTTCATCTGGTTTTAAACCATAATTATCAATACCTGTCATATTTAATTCTTCTTCATTTTCAAATTGTAATTTTACTGTGCCTGTGCCTTTTACTTCATAGTAAACATTAGCAATTGATATTTCAGATTCATTTGTTGAACCTAATAATGTATCTAACTCAATTAGTTTTTCATTTTCATTTCTCGCACCAGTAATTTTATTAATTACCTTAAACGACTCCTCTACCAATATTTCATATACGATAGTCATTATTAACCTCTATGTCATGAGGTACTATCGTAAAAAGATGTAGATAGTTCTCCTCTTTCTTTAGTTTCACCAGCTTTTCTAGTTCTAATATAAAATTGTACTGTATCGCTTGTTTCTTGTTTAGTATAAGTTCTAATACCATTTGCAATTACAGAATTAGCACCGTCAGCCGAATCAGGATATGTGTCAGTGACAACGGCAGTATTATCATACTCCCATACACCGTTTGAACCTGGTACTGTTACCCATGCCATCTTTATACTCCAGTTTCTTTCTCTATATAATTGTATAGAATTTCTGTATTAACATTATGAAAATCTGCTACTGTATCAATAGCATTTTCAACTCTATCAATTATATTTCCGTTTTCTTTTTCTAATACTTTATAAAAATCATTTACAACCTCTTTATGAAAAGGTGGCAATTCATTAAAAGCATTAGTGTCATTTGTTGACATCAAATTACTTAACTTCATTCTCCACTGGCGCCTGTGCTTCGGTTTCAGTTGGTTGATTAGGTTCAAAAGTAATCTGTTGACCTTTGTCATCAAAAATTTGGTCAGTTCTATCAGATACACCAGCATATTCTGGTTTAGGGTCACTAAAATGTACTTCAGGTGTTCCATTAAATATATTTTTAGCAACTTCAATTCTTTGTGCATCTAAACTAGAAGCTACTTTATCTCTTAATGCGTCTTTAAATGCCTCGCCTGCTTCAGCGTTTGCACCGTTTGACAAATGGTTTATAAAACCTTTTACATGTTCACTCATTTTTATCTCCTATAAATTTCCACCAGTACCAGGAATATCTTCCGATGGTGCTGATATAATACCTTGGTCAATTTCTTTCTTAATTTGTTTATCAATATCTTCCATATCTCTTTCAGATTGTTTTAAGATATTCTTTCTAACATATTCTACAGAAAAATATTTACCAACATAATCTCTAACTTCATTTGCTAACCTTAATCTTTCCATTAGCATTTCACTTTCTTTTAATTCAGCAAAGTGACCATCTTGTAAGAAGTCATACATCAAAGTATCTCTTACAATATGCCAATCTTCATCTGTAATTACAGCTTTTAAGACTAATTGAGTTCTTAGAATATCGTTAAATAATTCTGTAAACTTCTTTCTTAATCTTTGAACAAACTTTGTAAATTTAAGTTCATCTCTTGTAATTTCTTGTGCTCGGCCAAGATTAAAACCTTGACTAGCTTCCAATCTACTTACAGGAACATTTAAACTTCTATAAAGTTTTGCTCTAAAGTATTCTATGTCTGTGATTTCACCTAAGTTTTGACCACCTGGTAATGTCGTAATATCAGTACCTCTACCACCTTCTCTACTTGGTAACCAGAAATCTTCCAACATAGACATATAGTTTCTGTCATCTCTAATTTCTCCAGTAGAAGCGTCATAGACAAGTTTATTTCTGTATCTTGCCATAACATCTCTAAGGTATTGTTCAGCCTTAACTTTAGGTAAATTACCTACATCAATTTTAAAAATTCTTCTTTCAGGCGCTCTTGCGATTCTGTAAATAACAGCAGCGTCTTCAATCATTCTTAATTGATTGACAGGTTTAATTGCCTTATGTAAATAAGACAAGACCATATTTTTGTTTTGGTCAATCATACCAGATGGCACAAATGAGATTGTGTCTGGTGCAATTTTGATACCGCCAGATGTAGTGTTTGTTATACCTTTTTCATTAAACAAATAGTATTCTTCAAACTCGTCCATTACTGTTAATCCAGCAGGACCATATACACCTTCAGGTCTTCTCTTTCTTACTTCTCGTATCTTCTTAATTTTACGAGGGTCAATATATCTTAATTCTGTGATACCTTTTCTTGGTGATTCTCTATCAATAACTTTATGATAGTAAATTCTACCATCAACATACCATCTTCTAAAGATATCGTGTCCTTTGGTATTAAAATTTAACAATCTTAATATTTCTTTAAATTCGTCTTCTATCTTTCTTCTAACTTCACTACCGAACGGAAGATTATCCAAGTTTAGTTTTACAGCATCTTTAAGTTCATTAGCAACAACAGCTTCGTTAATAATGTCCTCAATTGCCATATCACATTCTGGATGTAAAGCAATTTCTCTATATCTTCGGATTAAATCTTGCTCAGTTTTGGCAGTACCTTCCATGTCAAGGTACTGACCAAAATAACCACCGGCGGCGACGGTAGTAGTACCGTCATCCGCTTGTGGTTGTGTAAAGCTTTGTTTTGGATCTGGTTGTTTTGGCAACCGTGTGATAGAAAATCCAAATAACTGCGCCATAATATTATTCCTTTGTGTTTTCTACTATTTATGTATTAAGTAGTAGTGTTACTTTCAAAGTATTGATATGCAAAAGTCACAGCAAATTCTTCAATCGCTGTAGCTTCGTCATAACTCAACTCAATAGGAGCAATCGTTGTAGGAAATACACCTCTTAAAGTGTATGACTTAATCGTTGCACCGTTTCTATCTAACTGGTCTACAAATGCGTCAACTTGATAATCCGCTGGATTTGTCAAGCCTTCGTTATCTGTTAAGTTATTGATACCATTTGACCATCTTTCAAACGCATTTCTTAGTTTGAAATCTGTGTCATTGTAAACAGTAACAGACCAATCTTCAATTGTTCTATCACCAGCAATCTTAATAGCTCTGCCTCTAAAAGGCACATTAAAACTAGGTACAGTCATACCTGGTAATGATGTTGCTCTACATAAGAATGCTAGGTCTTCTATTTCGCCACCAACTTGTGCGTAACCAGGAAAAGGCATAGTAACCTTAAACTGATTGGCTCTTGCGCCACCACCTGCAAGTTTGGCTTTGAAGTCATTAATGTTTGGCATTTTATTTCTCCTTTACCTATTAACCTGCAACTTCGTCAAAGCTGACGCCAGTTCTGGTTGCGACAAATTGTAATGTGATAAAGTTGATACTTCTTGCTGGTTTCACAAAGATTTCAGCAACAAATTCATTTCTATCAATTACTTCGCCGGTGTTGTTAGTTTCATCACACACTACTAAAAAGTCTGTGATACCTCTTCTACCTTGTACTTCTCTTAGGAAAGGCTCTACAATGTTTCTAAAGTTCGCTCTTGTAAATTCATCATTGAATTCAAACAATTGGAATTTAGAAGCAGTTGAAATTGCCTTCTCTAAAGTGATGAACAGTCTTCTAACATTGATTCTATCAAATGCTGAAGGAGCTGA